CAATTCTTGTTTCATACGTTGTGTGTAATCAACAATACGATCAATTTCGTTAATTTTTTTTCTTACCTCACGCATTGCTTTATGCAATTGTTCAGCTTTAGTTCTGTGTTTAACTTCACTTTTAAATTGTTTATAAGTTGCCTCATTTAACAATTCTTGTTCAATTATTTTTTGTATTTTATTACTCATATTTTCTTTATAATATGTACTTTTATGGTTATCACCACCAACTCCAGTATAACCACTAGCTGCTGTATAACCACTAGCTTGAGAAGAAATTGATGCTTTATCGTAATCGCTTTCTTTAATTTTTTTATAATCTACTACTTTAGATGTAGTTGGTTTTTTAGCTAATTTCATACCTTGAGACTTAGCAGCCTCAATAGCGCCATTTGATTTTTGTCCTTTTTTAGAGAATGCGTTTGGAGTCAAATAACCACCAGCGTCGCCTGATGTAGATTCTTCATCTAATAGTTCGCGCACTAATGTTTTAATATACTCTTTTAAATTCATATTTTCTTTTTTTATCAAATTAACATTTTGGGTAAATGTTTCTGGACTAGTTTTAACATATTCAATACTGTGTTTTAATACAGCATATAACATATCAACTCCTTTAATAATTGGTTGTAACCATCCTAAATAAGATTGAAAATCTGTTAATTTAGAAATGATACTTTTTAACCCAGCCTCAGATAAATAAGAACTTATAAATTTTCTTATAGCATCTGGGGCAAGACTTGCCATTTTATCTACCACATATTCTACAATAGCTCCAATTCCCGTAGCTGCTAAAAATTTCTGCCATCCATTAAGATCGGTAATTTTAGTTACTATATTATTAATTTGAGTAACTAAATCTCCTAATCCTATCTTATTTAAAAGAGCTATTAAACGTTTTAAAGTTCCTACCTTAAAAGTACGCCAAACATCATCAGAAAAACGTTGTAATATTGTAGGATTTGATATTACATTTCCTATAACAGCAGCTGCATCTTTCCAATCACTAATTTTATCAACTACTCTATTATATTTTTCTTGAGCATATGCTTTAACACTGTCCAAGAATGCTTCTTGTAATAATTGTTCGTATAAAATTTTATTTTCTATACTAATATCCATTACTTAGCTTGAATTTGTTTTAAGTTAGCAAATATTTTAGATAATAAAACGTCATCAGGAGTTTTAATCAATGATGTCATTAATCCAGATAAAATTTTATTATCATTCATGTTCAAAGCAGATCCGTTTTTTACCTTACCAATAGTAGTTGATACTGCTGCTGGGTTTAAACTAGGATCTAATTGTTTAAGAAGAAGTAAATTAATACTACCTTGTACTTTTTCAGGAGCAGTTGGTGCTGCTGGAGTTGTAGGAGTAATAGCTTCTTCTAATTTACTTTTTAATAATTCATATCCATTAATACTATTGTAAGATACAATACCATGTTTTTTCATTACTTCTAAAGCTTTTTTACCTTCTTCTTTAAAAGAATTATCATATGGTTTTTCACCCATGTATTTAGCATTAGCATCATTAAATGCTGCTATAATTTGTTCTTTTGGTAAAGTAGTAGGATCAAATTCTTCTTTAAGACCTGCTAATTGTTGTAATCTGTTCATTATTTAATGGCTTTTAATTCTGCTACTAATTGATGATATTGTAAAAGAGAAATAATATTTTCATCCTTTACATTTTGATTTTTATCTAATGGATTTAATAACGTAATAACTTCATTCAATTTAATTTGAACAGTTTTATCAGTTACAGCTGGTGTTAATTCAGTTAATGCTTTTTTAATAGTAGCAAACTGCTCATTAACAAATTCTCTTAATTTAACAGTATTACTAATATTATTAATATATTCTTTTAATACTGATTTTTGTGCTTGAGATAATGTAGAATATTTTTCGTTAAATTTTTCTAACAACATTTTGTATGCTAAGATACGTGTACCTGTGTCCATCTTACCGTATTCTTCTAACACGCGATTTTTTACTTCTTCAACATTAATTTCTTTACGAGTAATGTGTTCAAGTAATGTTACTTTGTTATCAATAACTTGAGAAGGCTCAATGAACTCTAATGAGCCATGAGCTTCTATTAAATTAGACGCAGCAGCATATTGCGAATAGTTACTAATCTTTGCTTTAAAGAATTCTTCGATATCATAATGACTACGAATTTCTTTAATCAAATTGTATTTTTCTTTACGTAAAGCCGTTTTATTTAAACGTGAAGATATTTCTAATACTGAATTAATCAATGATTCTGCTTTACCTTCAGATAATGCTTTAGATGTTATTAACGCCTGATATAATTTGTGTTCTTTAGTTAATTCGCTCTTGTTAAAGAATTTTTTAACAACACCAATGGCGGCCGAATCTTTACCAGACACAGTGTCTGATGCGATTTGGCGCACTAAAAGTTCAAATAATATACCAGTATTTTTGTATTTGCTGTGTTTAATTTTCATAGTGTAAGTATGCACTACCTATAAATATGTAGTTATTATATGCCCTTGATATTGTTTTCGTTAAGTAATGACGGTTCCTGATCCGGACCAAACACAATTTCTTTACGTAAAGATTGTGGTATAGCTCCTAATGCTCCTTTATTTTTATACACCTCAGCTATTGCTAATGGTGAACCACCTTTTGGCGTACCATCTTCTCTAGGAATATTAGGTTCATTAGTAGTATTAGCATCTGCTTTACCTAATCTATCTTTACCTAACGGATCTGCTTGAGTACCAATAATAGATTGTTTTTCACCAGGACGGCCTACATCACGTTTTTCATCGTACCCAGAAGGTATATCTTGTGTACCTTGTCCCATTCTACCTTTACCATATAGTGAAGCTAGATCATGTGGTGTACCATATGATTTACCAGTTTTAGCTGGGTCATTACCTTCATTTTCAATTTGACCTAAACGGAATGCACGTTTTTTATCTTCAATAACTAAATCGCGATATTCATCATATTGATCTTCACTGAATTGGAAGATTTTATCATAAATGAAATCTGAAGGCATTAAGTTAGTGTCTTGCATTTGTTTAGCTAAGTCAACTTTTTCTTTCCACAATGCAATTTTTTCTTGTTCAAATATAATTGATGGTGTAGTTAAATTTAACTCAAAATTAGTTAACGCAGCTCCATCATATCCTTGAACGTATAAATGAACTAATGCCATTTTATACAATTCAGATAATACAATACGTTGTAAACGTTCAACTGTACGAGCAAATCTAATATCTTCAGAAGCTAATGTAGCTTTACCACTTAAATCTTTTTCAAATCCAAAATATGCTTTAGGTACTTTTAATGCAGCTAACATTTCATCACGTAAGAAATTCACGTCATCAATTGCATTATATTCCAATCCCTTAATTGTGTCGATTTTTGTTGATGCTCTATCACCACGAGTTGGTAGATAAAAATCTTCCATCATGTTCATCAAGTTGTAGCGAAGATTGTATTCACCTGTTTGTTGATCAATGTAAGGTGTTTTCTTCATCTTCTGCATTAAACGTTGCATGTATGCATCTACCTCATTTGGAGGAATGTTACCTACGTCTACAGTAAACACACGTTTTTCTGGGGCACGTGTTACACGATGCAACAACATTGCATCTTTCATCAACACATACTGCTTGTAAGTTTTACGAGCAGGCTCTATGAACGAGCGCCCGTAAGGTAGGTAGTTAGCGTCAGTTAATAGCCTAAAATGCGCTATTTCATAGTTTTCAAATTTAATCTTACCATCTCTATCTTTAACACGATTTGATATACCACCCGACGCGATTACTGATGGGTCAATTTTAAATGTTACTGAAGATGGGTTTTGAGGATCTTGGCCTTCTTCACGAACCATATCGTAAACCGACAATGGTATAACTGTATAGATACCAAATTTCTCAGCAATCTCCATATGCAAGTAAAAATCACCATACTTACACATATTGCGAGTCCATAACCATAAATTAAACTCAATATTTAAAATATCGTAGAATAAATTATATAATATTTTTTGTATATTTTCATCGGCACTCTTAATTTGTAGTACCTCACCAAATTCATTCTTTAATGTAGATTCATCAGCTAAAATATCTAAGGCAGATGCTATAATAGATTCCGTATCCATTGCTTCATAGTCAGTATATAACTGAATACGCAATGTTTGGTAGTTCATTGTTGGATTGTACGGCATATTAGCTCCGTAGCGGTGCAACTTAGTAAATCTATCTATTAATGCATTTGTTTTTACGTTACCGTAAGCTTGTATTCTATCAACGTCTGTAACCTTTAATTGATTCCCTCCAACGTTTCTAATAATTACATCTGTATTGAACAAACGAGTTAATCGGGTGAATAACCCTGGAGCGTTGTTATTTAATTCAGCCATTTTATATTTTTATTATATGTATAAATATTTGCTACCCAAGAACCCATGTCATATCTTCGAATTGTCCATGACCGTTATTGAGTAAATAAGGATTTTGGGTTCCATCAGGTAATGATGGTCCAAAATATTCACCATCACCACCTGTTCTTACTATACCATCAACTGCTGCTCTAGTTAAATTCATACCTTGTTCGTAGAATTTCATTGCAGTGTCTCTAGTAAATAATCCCATACCCAACGACATCACCAAATCATCATTATATCCATTTTGCGCTTGTGCTTTACCATGCATCCAAACAAATACTCTTAATTCCTCTAATAAGCGCTTAGAATGAAAGATGAATTGCTTATCTCGAATATACGCCTCCATTTTGGAGATAACAAGTGGTCTTGTCTTTACTGATGTAGTAAATCCAGGAACTGTTTGATCAGATTCCATTTTAGCTAACCACTTATCCATAGTAATATCACCATATGAACGAGGTGAATAGTATAAGTTTTGATAGCCTTTTTCTAATATTGTATTTACAACATCCCACCCAATGTTTGCGTTTTCAACAACAAGTAAAGCGTTGTTATACTCAGTAGCAACAGATACCAACATATTTCCATAAGTACGAGTATCCACTTGCGATTTATATTCAGCAACTTGCTCACACGTTGTAGCATCGATGACGTGAAAAGCCGAATAGTCACTGCTATCACCGCGAGCAACATCAGCACAAACAAGATACTGCTTGCTATAATCAGCATACTGCCAAATCCAAAAATCACCGCCCATAAAGCGGCGCTCCACAGGATCTTGTATAAATGTTTCTTCATAAAATGATAATATATCGGGGTCAACAACTGAATTTCCAGAGCCTAAAAAGTCACAATCATACTCTTGAGCAAACTCACGAGCTGACATATTTATTCTTTCACGTTCTTCCCAGGCTTCATCTCTATCAGGATGTAAACTCCATTTTAATTTAATTGCTTTAAAGTCATTTTTATTAATCTCTGCCTCAGCATACGTTTTATGAAACCAGTTACCAACACCATTTGGTGATGATAATGCTATAATACCTCCACCCGTAGCAATGGTTGGTTTTATACTCGTATAAATTTTATCAATGCCTTCAATAAATGCAGCCTCATCTATTAGCAACAATGATACGGCGTATGATCTACCTGCATCTGACGCCGCTGATGTAGCTATAATTTGAGAGTTATTAGCTAGTTTTAATGATAATTTATTATCAGATAATGGTTTTATATTACCACGTAACCAACTTGGTAAGTTATTATACATAAACTGTACTTTCTCTACCATTCCTTTAGCTGTTTCTTGCTTAGTGGCAATACACAACACAGTTTTATCTTTACTAAACAACATTGTCCATAAAGAATAACCTGCAGTTAAAGTAGATATACCTAACTGTCTTGATTTATTTATAATAGTAAATCTCTCATTTCTAAAATCCGTTAATACATCTTCCTGAAATGGGTATAAATGAAATAATATTCTACCTTTGATTGGATGAGATATATAACAATATTTTCTAAAGAAATGTATAGGATCAGTAGCACATTTGATGTATTCCGCCTTGATTATTTCCTTAATGTTCGCTTGACTCATGTATATAAATATATAAAAAAAGTCCGATCTTACGGGATCGAACTTAAAACCATAATACTGAGACTATGGCGGGGCTGTTCCTAAGGTAGAACTTATTTTGCTAACATCAAATATACTAATCCACCAACCACTAAGCCAGCACCTATTTTAGTAAATTTGTTTTTAGCTTTTAATTTAGCGTTTTGTAATTGCAATGCGTTATATTGGAATTTCCAATCTTTAATTTGTGTATCTTGATTAAACATAATGTTTTTATATGTACCTTCTTTTTTAACATAAACCGAAATAACACTATCTTTACCTGTTACTCTAGCTTCAGTTAATACAATAACACTATCTTTAATAGTAATAATTTGTTTAGCACCATCTAATTCAACTAAATCCTTAGCTGCAGCTACCAATACTGGTTGTGCTACTGGTAATGGGTTAGTTATTGTATCTGCAGGATAACGAGTGTTGAATGAAGTAACTAATTGATGTTCTGTATAGCTATCGATTGCTGTTTTAGATGAATCAACAAATTTAGTAACTGTTTTTACATGATCTCTCATGTAAGCTACTTTAAAAGTTAACATATTGTCAACTAAATTTAATGAATCAATTCTAGCGCTATCAACAGCTAATGTTAATTTCATTGAATCAACAGCATGTACTAAACTGTCTTGTTTTTGTGTGAATGCTTTAGATAAACCAGCATCACCAATTTTATCAAATATGATATAAGCTGCTACTAAAAATACTAAAACTCCTAAAACTATTTTTTTCATATTATTTATTTTATAATTCCTGCGTAATATTTCATTTTGTTAACTGTCCATTCGTCTAATGGTTCTTCTTCTGTATCTGGCATTTCAAGATCTTCTGGTTCAGGGGTACCACTTATTTTTCTTACATATTCACTTGATGCTTTTAAATCAGCAATACGTTGTTCTAACGATGTTTTTAAAGCACGTAAACGTTCTAATTCAGTGGATGGTTTATCATTGATATCACCTGCTGCTGTTTTACCTTTTCTTAATTTTAAGATATTAGATTTAGTAGCGGCTAAACGACGTTCTAAATCAGAATATTTTAATGATGCTTCAAAATCAGCATCTGATACTTTACCAATTTGAACTGGAGCTGCTTTTTCAATTTCACCTGCTTCTGGTTCAACCATATCTTCAGAACCATCAGCATTTGGTTCACCATCAAAATACATTGCTAATGGATTTTCAGCACTACCAACAAACATATCTTCAGCATCAGTTGCTGCTGGAGCTTGTGCTTGCACACCTGATGGTTCTTCTTCACCACCTGCACCTAATTTTGTTAATACACCTGCATCCATTAAACCATTAACGATAGCGTTAGCGATTTGAGGGCGAGCAAAGTTAAATTGTGTTTGTAATGCTTTTTTATCAGCACCTGGATTTTCTCTAAAGTAATTAATAATATCAGCTAGTGATGTACCTGAAATAGTTTTAGTAAATGATGTTGTATCAACATTATCATTTGTTAGTCTATATCCTTTAGGGATACGAGCCATTTCATCCATTTCACCTTCAGGAACTGATGTTTTGCCTTGAGCAATACTTGTTTTTTCAGCGTTTAGTGCTATTAATTCTTTATTAATTGCATTTAATTTAGCTGCTTTTGCTGCTGCGTCTTCTGTAGCACCTTCAGATAGTACGTCTGCAATAGCTTCGCGTATAATTTTGCGTAGTTCTTTACTTTTCATTTTGTCTGCGTTCGTGTTGTTCATTATATAAATATTAAATATTTTGCAAAATTGTAGCAATACGTTGCTCTGTTGTACCTTCAACAGTAATTAATTTTTTAGGTGGAAATTCAACTAATGACATTTTAATAACTTCATCTATTTTACGTCTATAATGTAAATCAGTAGTTCTAACACCATTATCTTCAATACTTACACCATGAGGATCAACATAAATTACTAAATCATAATTATTACGTAACGTCATAGCAGCCTCAACAAATGAACGTTTATCAAACTGATCAATTGATTGAGCACCTAATGTAAATGCACACACATCCCAAATTGTTCTATCAGTTA